GGATGAAGTGATGGGTTTGGCCAAGGCCTTCGGGCTGGAGGTCAACAGCCCCGAAGCCCTGATGTGGCTGGTGGTGACTGCTCTCGCCTCGTGGGGGGATATCAGGCCGGAGAGCAACGACATTGATCGCCTGGGCAAAGCCTGTAATGTAGACGCGTCTACAGGTGCTGCAAGTCTGCCGCAAGTCTGCCGATAGTCTGCGTTTTCCCGCAGACCACGCAGACCTTAAAAACGGGAGAACCGCTGCAGCAACACACGGGGGCATGGCGGAATGGCAGACGCAGCGGACTTAAAATCTGCTACCGATAGATGCACCCCTGCAGAACATCCACCACGACAGGCCCGGTAGCAATGCCGGGCTTTCTTGCATCCGTGGAGTGGAAACTCTGCGGTCTGCGCCAGTATTTCGGGGCCCTCCCCCAAATCCCGTTTGTCTACCGGCCAGCAAGCCTGCAAGTCTGCGGCGCAAATTCAGGCCGATCAGGCCGCCATGGCCTGGCAGCGTCGCAGCCGGGAGAAGGGCCGGGAAGCTGACACCACCTACGGCAGTTTGCTGTTCGAGGCCTATGGCGAACGCCTGCGCGAGGCGGTCGAATTGCTGTTCTTGAACCCATCGGTGCCAGGCCCGCACCGTTGCGCACTGTTCGCCCTGGCCAACTTCGGCGGCAAGGGGGGCATCAAGGCCCTCGTCACCACGGCGCTGACCCATGCCATCGATGGGATCTCCCAGACCCACAAGCACCAGGCCCTGGCATCAAGCATGGGTGTGGCCCTGGAGCTGGAGCTGCGCGGCGCTGGCCTGGCGCACGATCGCCCCGGCACCCTCCGGCTGATGAACCGCCGCATGAAGAAAACGGCAATCACCACGCCGCGGCAGCTGCGGGCCCTGGGGCAGCCGGTCGAGCCCTGGAGCCGGGGCGATCGCTTCGAGGTTGGCGGCCTACTGGTAGACCTGCTCCAAGCCATCGGCCTGCTGGAGCGCACCGGCGATCTGGTGGCCGCCAGCCCCGAAGCCAGGGCAATCATCGCCGCAGCGCCGGCCCCCAAGGGCGGTGTTCGCAGGCTGCCGATGCTGGAGCCCCCGCAGCAGTGGACCGGCTTCTGGGGCGGTGACCGCAAACCCCTCGTCGTCCGGGCCCCCTACCTGGAGCACCAACCATTGGCCCTTCAGATGGCGGTGGCCAACCAGCTCCAGGGCCAGCCCATGGAGATCGACGCCCCCATGGTTCGCCTGGTGCGCACCGCATGGGACCAAGGCTTGTCGTTGTTCCCGGTGCAGCGGGATCCGCTGGTGGCCCCGCCCCGGCCCGAGGAGAAAGTGGGCAAGGACGGCATCAATGCCTGGCGGCAGCAGGTGGTGGCTGCCCAGCGGGACCGGGCCGAGAACGGTGGCCGCCGCCGCCGCATCGAGGCCGGCATCCGGGGGCTGGAGGCGCTGGGCCAGGGCCCCGCTTGGTTCAGCTACGAGCTCGATTTCAGGGGGCGGATCTACACCGCCAACCGGGCCGCCACTCACCAGGGCCCCGATTACTCCAAGGCGTGCATCGGCTTGCGCGGTGACCGTTGCGGCGAAGAGGGGTTCGAGTGGTTGTTGTGGGCAGCGGCCGGCCATTGGGGCATGACCCGGGCGAGCCACGAAGAGCGCCGCCGCTGGGGGAAGCGGGAGATCGAGCGCCTCAAGGCAGCCGCCGAGGATCCACTAGGCCAGCTGGGGCTATGGCGGGACGCCAAGGACCCGTGGCAGTTCCTGCAGGTGTGCGTTGCCGTTCAAGCCTGGCTGGCGAGCCCGTGGCAGCCGATCGGGTGCCCGGTGCGCATGGATCAACACGCCTCAGGGTTTGGCATCACTGCTTGCCTGACCCGTGATGCAGCGCTGGCGGCACGGTGCCGGGTGACGGGGGATTCCCCGGTCGATCTCTACGGGCACCTGGCCGAACAGGTGACAGCGCGATTGCGGCAGGACATGGATACCGGGCCCGAGCACCACCAGCGGCAGGCACTGCAGTGGCTGCAGGTGGGCATCGATCGGGCATTGTTGAAGGCCCCGGCCATGACCACCTGCTACGGCGCCGGCTTTCTGTCCCTGGTTGACCGGCTGGCCTTGGACCTGGAGGAGCACTGCCCCAACCTGCCGCCGGCCCAATGGGAGAAGCGCCTTATTCGTCCCAGCCAATACCTGGCCCGCCATGTGATGGCGGTATTCGAGGCGGAACTGGGCAGCGTGCTGGCCCTGCGCACCTGGATGAGGAAGGCCACCGCCACCGTGGCCAGGCATCAACAACACGTCGAGTGGCATGCACCGAGCGGGATGTTGCTGCGCCTGGGCCGCGAGCCCGACCGGGTGGCGGTCGGCAGGACGGCGGTATCAGGGAAGCGCCGATGGGTGGACGCCAAGGCGTCGGAGATCGCCCTGGGGGGAGTGGCGACCGCCAGGGGATCCATGGCAAATCTGATCCACAGCTTTGATGGCAGCTTTTGCCAGGCCATTATCAACAAGGCTGGAGAGCAGCGATACGGAATCATTACGAACCACGACTGCTTTGCCACCACTGCCGCCAATGCCTCGTGGCTGGCCGAGGAGTTGATGCGGCAGAGCAGCGAGCTGTACTGGCCTGACTGGCTGGCCCAGATCCGCAGCGAGATCAAGGCCCGCAGCGGTGTTGGCATCCCCAGGCCGCCGATGGTGGGGACCTTGGACCGGGATGCCATTGGGCAAAACCCATATGCGTTTTGTTGACAAGTTGACGTTGGGGTGCCATCATCATTTTGCGCTCCAGCCATGGAGCACAAATCAACAACACCCTTTCACCAAGTCACCCGACGATGCCGGAAATGCTTGTCAGCCCACCAGGGCTTTGCTTGTTTGCGAACATTCTTCAGCCAAAGGAGAAAGTAAATAAGACGACTGGCGCCAAGAAAATGCAGTACGGGATTGTTCTGCAACTGGACAATCCCGAACTCGACCCAAGCGTCGCCGCTTTCATTGGCTCCTTGCACGCCATTTTTGTTGAGAAATTCGGCAAAGGCGCAGCCTATGGCCCCAACGGAAGGCCATGGAAGAAAGAGACGGAGACAGACCAAAACGGTTTGGCGCATGAGACCGGGCTAACCCGGATCACTTTTAACCGGGACATTGCTACCCGCAATGGCGCGGAACTTCCCCCGCCAATGGTTGAGGACGCAGCCAATCAGCCATGGCCCAAGAACGTAGCCATCGGCAATGGATCGCTGGTGAAGGTAGGTTTCTCTGCCTACCTGTGGGACAACCAGGACGGAGGCAAGGGGCTCAGCCTCAACCTGCTCGCCGTGCGCATCCTGCGCCATGCCCCTTATGTAGTTGATTCCGTGGCCCCCGGTGCATTCGGCCCACCGGAGGAGGGGGCCAGGGCCAATAGCCCAGAGGTGCTGGCCCTGGCCGGGAGGACAACCACGGGCGCCTCTGATGTCCCGTGGGACGACGGGCCTGCGCGTGAAGGCGGCATTTACGAAGACGACATTCCGTTTTGAATCCCAGCGCCCACATAACCACTTACCTCGACGCATCAATGGCCCGAGCTGCTTATTCCAATCGTGTCAACCACGATCCATCGATCACCTTGTACTGTCCGCCTAGCCTGGCCGAATGCAGGGCAGCGTACAAATCTAAAACTCCTATTACCTTAGCTACGGTTGACTGCGTAGCCGAAACAGAAAACACCATATTTGTTCGTTCTTTTAACGGGAATGAATACGGAAGGCAGAAGGCTACATTCCGCACCTTCCACTCTCCAAGCGCAGCGATAGAGACAGCTATTGCCGACTTGCTGCAAGGCCTAAAAAAAGAAATGGATACAATCCACGACATTATTAACTATATCAATGATACCCGAGAGGCTTGATGGCGCAGCTCGCAACGATCACCCGTAGTTTCAGCTACAAGCACAACGCAGGCAACTACGAAAGCAGGGAATTCTTCTGCTCCCGTAGCCAGGAATGCACGGCAGAAGAAGCCGATGCAGTCAGCGAGCAACTGTTCCGCTGGTGCCGGTCCCAGGTTTTCACTGACCTCAATGAATACCTGCGGCAGGCGAAAGAACAAGCAGCGAGGAAGGGCTGATGAATCTCAGCAAAACCACCGTCCAGATCAATGGCGTTGATGCCACCGACGCCATGGATAAGCTGGCCGAAATTGAGCGCGAGAAAAAGACAGCCAAGGAGGCGTTTACCTACCTGCTCGATCAACACTTCGAGCGGGCCAGCAAATGCACTGAGGGCGGTGAGTTCAAGATGGCCTTTGGTTTCGCCTTCAGCCGGCAGGCCGGGCGCACCGAGGTCAAGGCCAAGGTCAGGTATGCCAGGGCCTACACGGAGGACCTTGAGCTGTTTGCGCAGCATCAACAGGGCAACCTGTTCGACCGGATGGAGGAGGACGATGGCGACCTTTGATCCAAACAGCATCACGCCATCGGAAGAGTTACTGGAAGAGTGTATTTCAAGTCCAGGAAGCATTGGGAGAGACTGCACCCTTGCCGCCCGCTGGGGCGCCGCCCAGGCCGTCGAGGCGCTGCGGCATCAGTGGCCTGAGCCGATTACGGATAGGCCGCCGACTGAAGAGGATGCGGATGAATGTGGATTCGTTCAGTATCTTTTTGCGGGGAGATGGAATTACGAATCCTGGGATAACGTTGCCAAGAACCAACAACCGGCCTGGCTTCACACCCCTAGGTGGCGCCCGGAGCCCGAGCCCACGCTGAAGCAGCAGGCGATAGAGATCTTGGACGCCGTTTTCCCTTTTGCCGGATGCACATCCGAGCAAGCGGAAACCCTCCGCGCCGCTCTGGCCCTGATACCGGAGGAGGATTGATGACAGGGATTCTTGCGATAGATCCAGGGCCGGCTCAGTCAGGGTTTGTCGTGATGAGGCGCGGCATGATTACCGAGCATGGCGTTATTGATAGCAAGGACGTAAAGACCCTGCTTGCACGCTTTAGGCATACCCCTGTCCCAGGGCTTGACCCTAAATCATTGCCCATAGTGGCAATCGAAATGATTTCCTGCTACGGGATGCCGGTAGGCAAAGAGGTGTTCGACACTTGCCTATGGATTGGAGAGTTCAGGGGGTACATGCGCCCCCAGTCCGTCTTCCTTTGCTATCGCAAGGACATCAAGCTGCATCTATGCGGCACCACTAAAGCCAAGGATCCCAACGTCCGCCAGGCTTTGATCGACCGGCTGGGACCACCCGGCACCAAGAAGAACCCAGGCCCCACCTATGGCATTAAGAGCCATGTGTGGTCAGCTCTGGCCGTAGCGGTCTACGCCGCTGATCAACTAACCAAAGCCAATCACCCGACATGACAGCAACAGAAGCACCAGCAACAGAGGCACTGGAAGCGCCAGCAGCGGCTGACGCCCTGGTCGTTGTGACACCGACCACGGTCATCACCAAGTTTCAGGTGCTGGCCGGCACCATTGCGCAGGCCAAGCAAGAGGCCCCAAGTAAAAAGTTTAATTATGCAGACAAAAAGGAAAACAAGGAATGCAGGTCCTATCTGGCCACTCTCCGTTCGTACAACGGAGACATTGACAGGGCCCACGATGAAGCCAAGGCCGATGTCCTAGAGGAAGGAAGGCGACTTGACGCACTAAAGAACGCATTGAAGGGGCAGGTGGCGGCACTGATCCAGCCACACAAGGCCGCCCTGGATGAGATCGCCAGGAAGGAAGCCGAGCGGGTGGCAAAGCACCAGGAGACAATCAACGTGATCAAGGATGCGGCGCGGTTGCCCTTCGGCTCCACGTCGCAACAGATTGCAGGGATCCAGGAGCACATCAAAGCCCTGGATCTGGCCGGCCTGGAGGAGTTTGAGATCGAGGCCAAGGCGGCGTGGGCTGACACCATGCAGGTACTGACGGCAGCGCACGCCACGGCGCAGGAGACCGAGGAGAAGGAAGCCGAGCTGGCCCGGTTGCGCGAGGAGGCCAGGCTCCAAGCCGAGAAGGATGCCGCGGCCAAGGCGGCCAAGGAGGCCGAGGATGCCGCCGCCGAGGTGGCACGCAAAGCACAGGAGGCAGCCGATGCAGCGGCGCTGCAAGTGATTGAGGAAGCCGAGCGGAAGGTGGCGGCAGCCCAGGCTGAAGCGGCAGCGGCAACCCAAAGGGCACTGGATGCTGAGGCCGTTGCTGATGCGCTGCAGGGTGAGGCGCTGCTGGCGATCAAGCCGGCGGAGGTTCCCTGCACGCTGGGGGATGGGACGGTATTGCTTGACGAGGGTTCTGCCCGCATGGACTTTGGCATGGCCCGTTTAGGCGGCTTCCCTGCGCCCCCGCAACCCGCCCCAGCCCCGGCCGTCGAGATCAGCGATCAGGCCATCGCTGGCGTCCGTGCCGTGGTGCAGGGGTTGGCCCGGTCGTTGAGCACCGGCGAAGTTTTCATCCCCCCCGCAACCGACGCCGAGGCTGCGGCGCTTGTCGATGCCCAGATTGCCCTACGGCTCGAACTGGTGCAGGCCCTGTCCGGTCGGACCCGCGCCGAAGTAGCCGATGCCTTGATCGACGGCACCCTGCACCATGCCATCAAGGTCGACTGGGCCGCAATGGCGCCAGGGGGGCAGGGATGACACAAGACAACATCGCGGCCTTCTTCTTCTTCATTGGCATTACTGCCGCCATCGTCCACCACATTCTTTGGAGCATGTAAATGATTTATCTCTTTGCTTACATCTTTGGCGTTTTTGTCTGCGGCTTTGTCTGCGGCTACCGGGTGAGGCTCTGATGAACGAAATACAGACACTCGTTTTGCTTTATTCCTTGTTTATGTTTTCCCTTGGCTTTATGGCTGGGAGGGGTACCCGATGAAGAAATTACTTTTCCTCGTCTGGAGCATGGTCATCCTGGCCTGGGCCTGCTGGCTGGTGGTGTCCTGATGCAAACAACATCATGCCCGCATTGCGGCGGGGAGATCGAGGTAACCCTGCCGTCCAGGCGGTCACGCAAGCCGGCTGCTTTCTGGGAAATCACCATGGACGATGCCGTGCCCTACCTGGGGGCCCACGGCGCCGACCTGCTGCCCATCCCTGCTGACATCTGCCTGTCGGTTCTCGAGTGGTGGAACGTGGCTCGCCGCAACCGCCACGGCAGAAACGCCGCGTGGACACAGCAGGCATTCAAGCTGTCCTGCCGCAACTTGGGCAGGCTGCCTCACTGGCAACAGCGCCTACTGATTGATGAAGCCGTTGCTGCCGGCTGGATGAAGCTCGACGTCTCCTATGTCGAGAAGGAAATTCAGCGACTGACGCGGGAGCAACAGCAACGGCAGCGGTCGCATGGCCCCCAGTCGTCACAGCTGCAAGCGGCGCTGAGCCTGGTCGAAGGGGGCCTTTATGGAGCGGATTGACTACGGGATCCAGATGGCCGGGCCCGACGCCCCCGCCGCTGCCCCGGCCCCCCTGCCCAAGGGGAATGTTGACCCCAAGTGGTTCTTCGTCTGCGCCGAGATGATCTGGAGCCATCTGCGGTCAAAGGATTCCGATCGCTGGACGTCAGCGGTTGGCGTGATATTCCTCCACTCCTTTCTTGAGGGGTTCCCCGAGGTCAGCACCAAGCAGTTGGTCTGGGCCACGAACCAGTGGATCCAGTCCACCGCCGGCCAGGAGTTCATCCGCTTCCCCGGTTGGCGAGAGCTGATGGCCCCGCTGTATCGATGCGACGAAAAGGGCCTGGCCGTCAGGGCCTGGGGGTTCCGCCCCGAGCTGCCCCCAGGACTGCAGCCAACAGCGGCACAGCTGGCGCTGATGCCAGCCAAATGGCACGCCCATGACCCGCAGGCCGTGATAGCCGCAGGGCCCGACGGTCTGCCGATGCTGGCGTCCACCGGCCCACGGCAGCCGCTGCCATTCCCCGGCGAAGAGCAGCGATTGCTTCCACCTTCACCTTCACCCGAGGAAACGCTGTGAACGCATACGGAATCACCGACGAAGAGCTTGATGAGCTAGAGGGGAAAATCGCCGACGACGCCTCGCTGATGCGGGAGCTAATCAGCCTGAGAGGGGGTTGCTCTTGCCACATAAACCCGCCATGCGGGGCGTGCTCTTCTCCGCTGACGAGGGATGAGGCCCTTGACCTTGGCATCCTCTTACTGCCCCCCAGCAATGCAGACACCTGACCCCCCAGGCCGCCGGGAAACCATCGACCTGGTGAATGGCCCTGCCTACGGGTGGAAGGTCATCACGGCCAAGGGGGGAGTCGTCACTATCCGGGTGTACGACCTGGAGCGCTGGCGCCGGTGTGGCCCGTATCAATGGCTGAACAAAAACCCACAACTGCTATGAGCGTCACATACAAACAGCTCTTGCACGCAAGGGTCGGTGATCGAGCCACGATAAGCACTGGCCAGGTCTTCACTGTCACAGAAGCGCCTAGCGATGGCCGCGTTATGTATCCAAGGATAGTGCTAAGTGATGGTGAAATTTATTACGGTGGCGTCAATGAACTTGACGAAACCATTGAACAACTAATTCCCGACCGCACACCCAATGTCCCGCATCCTGATTGACACCGAAGGCTTCTTGGTGCCTGCAGCAAAAGCCGGTGAATACGCTTACGAATGGGAGCCAGGCAACTGGCGCATGGGCTGCCGCCACGATGAGGCGATGGCCTACTTCATGGACAAGCTGGCCGACATTCGAGCCTTTGATCCCAGCTTGCCGATAACCCTGTGCTTCAGCTCTGCCCGGTCATTCCGCTACGGCATCTGGTCGGAGTACAAAAGCAACCGGAAGTCTGAACAGAAGGTCCCCGGCTGGCCCGACCTGGTGGCAGCGGTTAAGCGGCTGGCCATCAGCAGCGGCTGGGATGTTGTCACCCTGGAGAACGTGGAGGCCGACGATGCCCTGGGCATCCTGGCCGGCCCTGACGACTTCATGGCCAGCGTGGACAAGGATCTGTTGACGGTGCCAGGCAAGCACTTGCGGAATGGTGAGCTGGTCGTCCAGTCCAAGGTTGACGCGGACCTGGCCTTCTTCACTCAGGCGCTGGTTGGTGACCGGTCGGATCATTACCCCGGCTGCCCTGGTATCGGGGAGAAGAAGGCGGAGACCTCGCTGGCCGGGTTTGCCGAGGAACACTTGATGTGGGGCGCTGTGGTCGTGGCCTATATGAAGGCCGGGCAGACGGTGGACCAGGCCCTAGCCCAGGCCCGGTGTGCCCGCATCCTGCGGCCCGGTGAATACGACTTTGAAACTCAGACCCCTCGCCTTTGGAATCCATGAACCACGAATTTATGCAGATCACTAGCAGCGGTGGGTACATCGGTCGCATTGTTTGGTGCAACTCTGGGACAATCGCGGCTGGAGGGCCTGAAAAATGGGAATGGGGCCAAGTCTTGGTATTTCCAGTTACCTACTTGGGCGCCTGGGCTGGAGCAATCCCCATGGTGAGGATGATGATGAGACGGGCGTAGACAACAACCCCACCCCCTTAGACTCCCTGGGAACACTGCACCCCTGTAATGCAGCCACTTGTCTCCCCAGGATTGCTGGTCCGTCTGGCGGAGAGCTTCCCTGCTGACATCGTTGGCATGGCCAACAAGTCTCCCGACCAGCGGGCCCAGATCATTGGGGAGCAGCGGGTGGTGGAGACCATCCGCCAGTGGGCCACCGAGCAAGACCCGTTGCTGGATCTCTGATGTGCGGCGGTCGCAAGCCCAAGGCTCCCACCATCACCCAACCCGACTACGGCAAGTACAACCGGCTGGCTGACACTCAGCTCCAGTTGATGCAGGCGCAGCAGTCGTCCAAGGTGATGGCGGCCCAGCAGGGGATCAACACTGCAACCCTGCAGCAGCAGGCGGTGATGCAGCAGTTGCGCGATGCCCGCATGGAGCAGGCGCAGAACACTGCCGCAACTGCTGGCCGGCTGGCGGCATTGATTGGGGCGCCGGTCCCCGAGCGCAGCGCCAAGGCGCCGGTCCTTGGCGACAGCCGCACCGGCATGACCCGGCCAACGGGCAGCCGCGGGCTGCGGATTGATCGGCAGCAAACGTTATCCCTGGGGCAGTAGCCATGTGTGCAGCACGCGATCTCGCAAAGGCGATGGGCGCCAAGTCAAAGCAGAAGATCGATCCCATGGCGCAGCAACAGGAAGAGGCGATGAAGAGCATCAACAAACAAAACCGGGAAATGGTCGATCAACTGCGGGCCCAGTCCGAAATGATCGCCAACGACACGGCAGCACGACAGCGCGAACTGGAGGCGGCCAGGGCCCCCGGCCAAACCCTCGTCAATGCCAACCCCTACACCGTGTCCCTGGGGCAAGGCACCGCTGGGGCAGGGCAGGAGCAGACCACGGCGGTTACTGCGCCCAAGAAGAAGCCGGGCCAGAGGCTCAGCCTGACCGCTGACATCAACCTTGCAGGCGTCGGCCTGAACCTGGGGGTCTAATGGAACGCGGAGACAGCGGCGTCGATTCGATCTCTGAAATCCAGGGGCTGGAAAAGGGGCGGGCGGAGGTCAGGTACAACCAGCTGCGCACCTATCGGGATACTTGGCTGGAGCGGGCACGCAGGGCGGCGCGGCTCACGATTCCATCCCTGATTCCTGACTCAGACGAGATCCTGACCGAGGCGGCCCAGGAGCAGCAACTGCCGTACAACGGCATTGGGGCGCTGGGGGTCAACAACCTATGCAGCCGGCTACTACTGGCCCTGCTGCCGCTAAGTGGATTGATCCGCTTGACGAAGGACGAAGTGGCGCAGGCGAGAGAGGACGCGACTTCCGTCGCAGAGGGCGCGACGGAAGAGGACCTTGCGGCCCAGAAGATCGAAATTGAGAAAACACTGGCCCTTCTGGATCGAGCCATTGAGCGCACCCTCTCCACCGGCAGCGATCGGGTCTCGCTGTTTGAAGGGCTGATGCACTTAATTGTCGGCGGCAACGCAATGTTGTATCGCTCGGCCACCGCGATGAAGTGCTTTCACCTCAACAAGTATGTGCTGTTGCGGGATCCAATGGGCCAGCCGGTGGAGGCCGTCGCTTGCGAAACCTATCTCTATGCCTCCCTGAACCCGAGGCTCAAGGCGGTTCTGGATGAGGCCGACAAGCTGCGCGGCGCTTGGCAAATCGACACCGACGCCACCCGCAGGGACAACCGGCGGATCAAGGTCTTCACCCACATCAAATGGCAGTCGGGATCTGAGGAGTCCCCGGGCAGGGTGGCCTGGCACCAGGAGGTTGGGGGCTATATCGTCCCCCAAACCGATGGGAGCGAGCCAGCCGACGCTAGCCCGTGGATGCCGCTGAGGCTGTACAAGATCGACGGCGACAGCTACGGCCCCGGCTATGTCGAGTGGTGCGCCCTTGCCGACCTGTCCTGCCTGGACGGCATCAGCCAGGCGGTGCTCGAAGGCAGCGCGGCTGCAGCGCGGCAGATCGTTGGCCGCAAGCCATCGGCAATCACGAGCAAGCAAGTCTTCGAAAGGGCGCCCAACCTATCGGTGATTGATGCACAGCCTCAGGACTTCTTCCCGATTGAGACCAGCAACATTCGGGACTTGTCAGTGGCAGGGCAGAAGGAGAAGCAGCTGGAAGAGCGGCTATCCAGGATCTTTCTGCTGTTCAACGCCCGAGACTCGGAGCGCACTACGCGAGAGGAGATCAAGGAGGACATCAACCAGATCGAGCAGATGCTGGGCTCCATCTACAGTATCCTGACCGTCGAGTTTCAGTACCCCCATGCCCGCAGGATCGTTTCGGTCATGCGCAAAACCAACGAGCTGCCAAACCTGCCTGGCGTTGAGCCGCTGATCAATGTTGGCCTAGCCGCACTTGGTCGCCAGTCCGATGTTGAACGCCTTAACCAGTTCGCCATGCTTGGCCTACAGGCCATGCCGCAGGAGTTCAGCGCCTTGGTTGATGGCGCCTCATACCTCAGGGAGCTGGCGACCGGGGTAGGCGTGAATCCTCTGCTGGTCAAGTCCGACAAGCGGATCCAGGAAGAGCAGGCTGCCGCTATGCAGCGGGCACAGCAGCAGCAGTTGATCCAGGCCGGCATGGGGGATCCCCAGAAGCTGGCCAATGCCGGCATGGCCGTGCAGCAGATGGCCGAGGGGGCCCCTCCTGACGGCCAGCCCGTGCAACCCACTTCACCCGAGATGCAGCCATGACCACTGAAGCCACGCCCCCCAAGACCCTTGACCAGATTAATGCGCCGGCTGAGCTGAAGGCCTTGGTCGATCCCGCGTCCTCCAAGCAAATCAGCATCCTGGACAGGTTCCTGGACGATGCAGGCGTCCCCGACCGCGAGGAGGTCGAGGGTGAGGAAGCGCCCGCTGCCCCCGAGGCCAAGCCGGCAAAGTTGGCCGGCAAATTTGAAACCCCGGCCGAACTGGAGAAGGCTTACCTGAAGCTGCAGCGCAAACAGGGCCAGCAGGGCCAGCGCAGCGAGAAGACCGAGACACCCCCGGCCGCCGCCGAGACCGAGGAGTACACCCCCGAGCGTGGCGCCGAGGTTTACGGCGAAGCCCTGGCCGCCAGGTTCCAAGAAGCCGAGGTCAACCCTTTTGAGATGGCCGCCAAGTTCGAGGCCGGCGAGGATGTCACCGCCTACGTGGATGCCCTGGCCGAAAAGGGTGGACTGCCCAGGGCATTGATCGAAACCTATCTGGCCGGCGTCAAGCCAGCCGATGCAGCGGCACCGGCCACCGGCAGCCTGAACGATCAGCCCGAGGTGGTGGCGGCCCTGCGCCAGTCGGTCGGCGGTGATGCCGCCTTCGACAAGCTGAGCCAATGGGCCGCCGCCAACCTGGCGCCAGAGGAGAAGATCGCCTACCAGCGGGCCCTCGATACCGGCAATCTGCTGGCGGTGCAGTTTGCGCTGCAGGCATTCCAGGCCCGCGCCGGCACTGCCCCCAGGGAGCCCGAGTATCTGGGGGGCGGGGCACAGACCAGCGAGCCAGCCGATGTTTACGAGACACAGGCGGACTGGAGAAAGGACCGCTACGCCAAGGATGACAACGGCAACGAGCGATACCTGAAGGACGAAAGCTATCAGCGCCGCCTGGATGCCAAGTTCGCCAGAACGAAAAGAGCCAAGAAGTGGTAACGTTTGGGTGGATTACTCCACCCTTGTAGCTATCTAGCCGGCTGCGGCCGACAACTTGATTAGCGGAAGGCGATGGGTTCCAAGAGAACTTCATTTCCGCAATCACAATGTCTGCCGATTTACTCGGCCTGTCCAGACTTGGGCAGGTCCGGGGCGCTGGCGATGTCACCGCCCTGTTTCTGGATCTTGGCGGCGACGAGCTGCTGACCGCTTACGACAAGAAAAAAATCCTGTCTTCCACCGTGAAGACCAAGACCATCAGGGGTGGTCGAACCAAGCGGTTCAACATGACCGCCCGCCGTCAGGCCCGCTACCACACCATTGGGACCCCAATCGACGGCGGCGGCAACTCCCCGTCCGACAACAACAGCCGGATCCTCCGGCTCGATGGGTTGATGATTGCCGATGAGGCGATCTACGACCTGGACGAGCTGCAGGAGGACCCGGCCACCAGGGCGGAAACCATGCACCAGCTGGGGGAGGCACTGGCTGACGAGCGGGAACTGCGTGTTGCCCGCATCCTGTTTGCGGCTGCCAACACCACCGCTGAGCCGTTCGCCAAATCGATCAACGCCGGCCGCACTGGCGACAAGATCACCCTTTCCGCTGGCTTTGCCGCTGCCAACAACGAGGCAAAGGGTGACGAGCTCTATGCCGCCATCAAACAGATGGTGACCTTGAAGCAGAAGAAGCACGTACCTACCGGGAACATGCGCTGCGTCGTTACCCCCGATGTCTTGGGTTGGCTACAGGACTCGAAGCGGCTGATCAATGCCGACTTCAACGGCGGGACCGGCAGCAACGGCACTGTCCAGGAAGTGTTTGCTGGGCGGATCTCTGGGGTGCCTGTTTACTGGTCGAACTTCATCGAGCAGCCGGCTTACACCCTGCAGGCCCAGGACAACGCCAACAGCGAGTACGCCCAGGATCTCTCCAAATGTCGAGCCCTGATTTACCACGGGGATGCAATGGGTGTACTGGAGCTGCGGGCGCCGAAGCTCCAGATGACCGCACCGAATGGTGACTACAACGTGGTCTACCAGTCCCAACTGTTGGTGGCATCCATGGCCATCGGCATGGGCAAATTAAGCCCCGAATGCGCGGGGTGCATCGTCACCCCCTAAGCCGCAGCCGGAGAACATGGGAGCAGGCCCCCGCGTCAAACCGGGGGCTTTTTCATGGCTACCGCTAGGATTGCTCTACAACCTTGCAGCGGCAGCGATGGGGCAGGCGGCCCAGCAACTGAGCCCCGGCCGGACCACGCTTCTGGAAGCGGTCAATATCTGCCTGGCGACGATCGGCGAGGCGCCGGTTAATTCACTGGAGACGCAGCAGGTAGGCGAGGCGGCGAACGCCGAGCGTGCCCTGTTCGAATTTCACAAGGAAGGCCAAACCGAGGGGTGGAGCTGGAATCGAGAAGCCGATGTGCCCTTCCACCGAGACCCGGATACCGGGGAGCTGACAGTCCCGGCCAACATCGTGCAGTGGGCGCCCAACCGGGTCGAATGGAACGGGCGCTTCCAGTTGCGCGGGACTCGCGTTTACGACCTGCAAGCCAGGTCTTATGCGATCGGTGAGGCGACGATCTACGCCAACGTCGTCACCCTGCTGTCGTGGGACGAATCCCCCGAGGTCTACAACCGCTGGACCACCATCCGTGCAGCGCGGGTGTTCGGCAACAGGGAGGTGGGGAACACCACCACCTACCAGCTCACCCAAGCCGATGAAGACAAGGCATGGGCCAACCTGCTGCGGATCGACACTGCGCAGTCGCAACCCAATGCTCTGACCGGCGGCGATTCATGGGCCACATTCCGCCCGCGCCTGGGGGTGGGGGGACGCCGCGGCAGCGGGCTGGGGGATGGGATTGGTGGCTTCGGGGGGAGCAGGGGGGCGTCGTCGGGAGGCACGGGAGGGACAAGCGGGGCCGGGGAGGCTGGGCCACCAGGGCCGCCGGGGCCTCAGGGGCCGCCAGGCGCCACTGGTGCCACGGGAGCGACAGGACCCCAGGGCGCGCCGGGCCCAGCTGGGTCTCAAGGGCCAGCGGGCGCAACGGGGGCCACGGGCGCGACGGGGGCTGCATCGACGGTTCCGGGTCCAGCCGGGCCTGCCGGGCCCGCTGGGCCTCAAGGGCCGGCGGGCGCTGCATCAACGGTCCCCGGCCCAACCGGGCCTGCTGGCTCAACTGGGCCCGCTGGGCCTCAAGGGCCAGCGGGCGCGGCGGGCGCAACGGGCAGTAGCGCCTACCAGACAGCCGTAGCTAGCGGGTTTTCAGGAACCGAGGCGCAGTGGCTGGCATCTCTTGTTGGTTCGCAAGGGCCCCAGGGCGCGACCGGGCCGCAGGGGCCGGCTGGACCCGCTGGGCCTCAGGGGCCGGCGGGGGCTGCATCAACGATCCCTGGCCCAACTGGGCCTACCGGGCCCCAGGGGCCAGCAGGTCCTACCGGTGAAGCCGGGGCGGCTGGACCTCAGGGCCCAACGGGAACGAACGGAACCGATGGCGTCGCATCAGCCGTTGCGCCTCTTTCCTATAACCCCACCACCAAAGCTATTAGTCTGTCGTCCATTGCTGACGGGATGATATTCAAGGCAACAAACAAGGGGGAAGCGGGAACCGCCGCCACCAATTATGACGAACTGCCGGTTGCTGTTGTCGCTGGAACTTTTGCTATTACGGGTATATATTTTGGGTGTCACATTGATTCTGTTGGCACTGGCACGGCGACTTTTAACGCTTACCGCCGAACAGCGGCAGGCGTTAAAACGTCGCTGCTGACGGCCAATGCAACTTTGCCCGCTGGCGCCAGCCTGGTGGACGCGACCTCGCTGCTGACCGGAGCTACTGGGATCACTGCCGGCACTCGTGTTGGCTTTGATGTCCTGGGATTCGGGGGCGCTACAGGTGTTTTTGTTGTCTTTCTATTCACTCGCACTTCGGTCTGATCATGCCTACTCCCAACATTGTCACCAATCCCGATACAGGGGTTCGTTATTACACCGACCCAGGGCCACAAGAGGGCCATAGCGTTGACCTGTTTGTCCCGATCCGAAACGGAGAAGTCACTAACCCCAGCGGGGCGCCGTGGCCAAACCTGAACGGCCTCCCCGAGGACCGACCCGAACTGGTTTGGTACCTGAAGACCGCCCCCCAGGTCCGCGAGTATGACGACCGCACCCATTACGAGATCGCAATCTGGGGTCCTGTCCCCTATACCAGCCCCAAACCCGGCGGCCCACTGGGAACGTGGGAGGAAACACTGGAGGTAAAACCGCACCCAGAAGCAGTGTTGATAAGCCAAGTCGAAGCTGCCTATTCTCAAGCAAACTCCCGCCTCTACCCTCTCAACAGTGATCCCCTGCTCCGCGAGTTGCTGGACGAAGCTGAAGAAAGGGACAAGGTAAACCAGGCGACGCCAGTAATGCATGAGTTATTGGCCCTGCGCCAAAGCATCAGGGATGCTGGCCTAGTCAACAGGGAGCGCCAAGCGTTTCTGATTGAAGAAATCAAGGCCGGCCGTCCGGTTGACCTGTCCGCCGGCTGGGTCAATGAGGTCTCGTAGGGAATGGAAGCGCGGGCCATGGGTGGGAGGTAACCGGATGACCGTTGTCGCAGATAGACGAAGGCCCCCCAGCGGCGGCGGTAAAATCATCGCCACTGGGGGAGCGCTTGTATTTGAGATAGCTGGATACCGGGTACACGTTTTTAACGTGCCAGGTTCCTACTCCTTCGACGTAACGGTTGGCGGCGCCGACCTTGAATACTTAATTCGTGCCGGCGGTGGCGGTGGCTCCCGATCAAATTGGGGCGGCGGCGGAGGCGGAGCTGGTGGCCACCGCAGCTCTGTGCCCGGTGAGCCCTCTGGTGGCGGATCGTCCGCCGAGCCGCGACTGATCGTGACCCCGCAGCAGTACATCGTAGTTGTAGGAGCCAAGGGCCTCGGTGCCCCGGCGTCAGGCTCGTTTTTTGGCACGCCAGGCGGAAATAGCTCGTTTGCTGGGATCCAGGCGCTGGGAGGCGGCCCCGGCGGTGTCGCGGGCGTATTCGGGTCTGGCGGCGGGACAAATTATGCGTCTAGTCTTACCCAGGGCGTCGGCCCGCCTGGCACCGGCACGGCAGGCCAGGGCCGCAACGGCGGCGCAATTTACGACCGAGGCTCCGTTTATGGTGGCGGCGGTGGTGGCGGCGCGGCTCAACCCGGCAACGGCCAAGTGTCGGGCCTAGATGGTCGAGGCGGCGACGGCCTAGCGTCGTCGATTACTGGCGCACCCGTACCTGGCTGCGGTGGTGGTGGCGCCGGCGGCGTGGGTGGTGGTGGCGTAGGGGGCCTGGGCAGCAACGGCCCCGGCGGCGGCGGCAAAGGCAGCGCCACGGGCGCCGCACAGAATGGGCAGGATGGCGGAGTAATTATCCGCTACCCGATCTAATGCCCCTGGTAACAGCTATTGAAACAACAGTCGGCACTGCTGTGTGATCATGCTCGCCAGCCAATCAATCCCAAACCTGATACAGGGCGTCAGCCAACAATCGGACGCCCAATGCGACCCGACGCAAGGGAGGTTGCAGGTCAACGGGTACAGCTCAATGGCCGATGGCCTGCGCAAGCGGGCTGGCACCAGTGCGCTGCGGAGGGTTGCAACAGCATCCATGGGAAACGTGTTTTTTCATTCAATTCTGCGGGACTCAGCCGAGCAGTACCTGGTTGCAATCGGAGCCAATTCCGTTCGGGTGTTTGACCTGGACGGCAACGAAAAAACGGTGTCAGCCCCATTTGGCTACACCTATCTGTCCACTGCCGGCAACCCGGCCGCCGAGATCCGCGCCGCCAGCATTGCGGATTTCACCTTCATATCGAACACCAAACGGGTGCCAGCGTTTACCACTGCGCTGGCGCCGGCCGTGGCCAGGCCCGCTGCCCACGAGGCTCTGGTGTGGGTAAAGGCAGCCAACTACGGCCAGTCCTACCGGGTGTCCGTCAACGGGCAGTTGGCCACCATCGCGACACCGATTCAACCCGTCACCGCCAGCGGCAACAACATCACCGAGAACCGGATCAGCACTGCCGATATTGCGGAGCAGATCAAGACCGCCCTGGCCGGAGCCACTGGTGTAACGATCACCCGCGAAGGGTCGGTGCTGCATCTCACCTCCGCCAGCGCCATCACGATTGCCGCCACCGATGCCAGGGCCAACGACGACATCACGGCCATCACCAGCAGCGTGCAGGCCTTTACCGACCTGCCGGCCATCGCCCCCCGCGGCTACCAGGTGGAGATCAAAGGCGACCCGAGTAACAAGTTTGACAATTACTACGTCTCCTTCGTCCCCCGGGTTGCCACGTCCGCCTTTGGCGAGGGGGCCTGGGAGGAATGCGTCGGGCCGGGGATGCCCTATCGCCTCAGTGCCGCCACCATGCCCCACCTGCTAATCCGGCTGGCCAGCGGCGACTTCTACTTTGGCCCTGCCAACGGCACCTACCAGCCGGCCCTTGACTTCACGCCCCCAAAGTGGGGGGACCGGACGGCTGGCGACTACGACACCGCTCCAGACCCGTCTTTCATCGGCTACCCGGTCCAGGCGGTCTTCATCCATCGCAACCGGTTGGGCTTGCTGGCTGACGAAAGCCAAATTCTCAGCAGGGCCAAGTCGTTCTTTGACTTCTTCCCCGAGACCGTGACAACGGTGCTCGACACCGACCCGATCGACCTAGCGGCCAGCAGCAACAAAGTCAGCGTGTTGCGCCATGCCGTCTCCAGCCAGGACGAATTGATCCTGTGGAGCGATCAACTGCAGTTCAGGTCTGCATCCAGCGGGCAATCACTGACCCCCGCAACCGCCGCCATTGCCCAGCTCACGGCCTACGAATGCGACACAGCGGTGGCCCCGCTGCAAGTGGCCGGCGGGATTGTGTTCGCCCAGACCAATGGAACCTGGACCCAGTTCCGAGAGTTCGCCCTGAGGGGGGTGGGAACCGCGCTCACCGGGGCAGCCCCGAGCATTACCGACCATGTGCCCACTTACATCCCCGCCGGCGTCCGGCAGCTGGCGGCCAACGACACCGCCGGGATCTGGTTTGCCATCACCGGCACCAGCAGCCGCATCTACGTCTACAAGTATTCGGACCGTGGCAGCGCCAACGGCGTCGAACGGGTGCAGCGCAGCTGGTCCTATTGGGATCTGACGGCCGGCAAGGTGCTGGCGATTCAGTGCGTCACCGAGACCCTGTACCTATTGGTTGAGTACGCCGATGGCTCCGTCTGGCTGGAGAAGATGCCGGTGGCAGATCGGTTGTCCACTGATGCGCTGACCACCCTGCTGCTTGATCGCAGTGTGACCACCACCACGGCAACCCCGGCAGCGGTGCGGGTGCCCACTGGCGTCTACAACGTGGTGGCCGATGCCACGGTCTGGCCCCTGGGATATACAGCTGAGGTGCCGGTGGAGGCATGGACCCTCTACGGGCCCACGCAGAACGGCGGCAAGCTGATCGGGCGGGCCCTGGCGGGGGCCACCACCATCACCGCCAAGGGGGACTGGCGGGGCAAGGACATCGTCTTCGGGCAGCCGTTTGAGTTCCGGTATCGATTCTCTAAGTTTGTGCTGAAGGCTGACGCCGGTGCCGGGAAGGTTGCTTCCAACGTGGCCCGCACCCAGGTTAGGCACGCCATGCTGCGGTATCACGACACCAGCTTTTTCAAGGTTGAAGTGACGCCCGAGAGACGGGATAGCGCCGTCTACAAGTTTGACGGCTGGGTCCTGGGGGTTCGCAGCAGCCAGGTTGGCAGCACCCTGGGCCAGGGCCTGGACATCGAGGACCGCAGCTATTTTGAGGGGGTGTTCCAGATCCCGATTGCTTCCAAGGGTGAAACCTGCCAGGTCGATCTGGTCAACAGCACCCCTAACCCGTGCATGTTCAGCGGTCTGGACTGGATCGCCACCATCACCAGCAGATCCCGACCCATCCAATGATCAAGCTATGCCCGGCAACAGCAAAACACGTCGAAGCGGTGGCGGCCAACCTGCGCCATAGCGATGATCTCGAATGCCGGTACGCCTATGGCATCAGCGGCGCCGAGGCCCTGCGGGAGGCGGTGCGTGAGTCGGGCATCGTCCATTCCATCTGTGCAGAAAACGATGAGGCCCTGGGGGTCTGCGGCCTGAACGGCTCGATCATCTGGCTGCTGGCGACCGATGCGCTGACGGCCACACCCGAGCGGCGGCGGGCTTTGGCGCTGCAGGGGCGGCGATGGATCGACAAGTTGCTGGCCGACAAGGAGGAAGCGGGCGACTATTCAATGGTGGAGAACTGGGTCCATGCGGCCAACGTAGAATCCCTGTGCTGGCTGGAGGCGATGGAGTTTCGAGTCGAAGCCGCGGCGCCATTTGGCCCTTATGGGCAGCTGTTCTGCAATGTCTGGAGGTCGCTGTGATTCTGAACCCTATTTCGCTTGGCATCTCAGCGGTTAGCACCGGCCTGGGGCTGTTCGGTGCAAATGCCCAGGCCAAGGCACAGCAACAGGAATACAGGGCCCAAAGGTCTTTTCAGGAGGCAACGAATAAGTTTGCAAAATGGCAATCTGATCTGAATGCCAGATTTCAGAACGCTGCATCTCAGCAGCAGTATTGGCAAGCAACGCTGCAACACAACCAGCAGTTGGCCTATGTCCACCAACTGCAGAATTTTGAGCTGGCCAAACAGGCAAGCCAGGCGGACCTGGTGGCAAACACCCGTGCAGCGGCGGGCGCGGAGTTCGTCGGCAACTCAGAGGCCATGGCGGCCCAGTTCCAGGAGGCGGCCATGCAAGAACTGGTGGCCCAGCAGCAGTATCACTGGCGAGCGCTGCAGGGCAGGGCGTCGGTGCAGGCCATGGATCGACAGGGCCAATCGGTGGACCGCCTGATCAACAACTACGCCAAACAGGCCGGGGATTACGACTCAATCGCTGCCATCAACAGGAAGCTCCAGGACAAGCAGTACACCCGCCAGCAGGCCGCGTCCGTTGGCCGGTATCTGAGCCAATGGAACAGCCAGAGCTTCTACGAGCCCACCCGCTACATCGAACCCATGGCGCCGTTTGTGCCGCTGCCTGCGCTGATGATGCCGTCCGCCCCATCGATGACAGGGGTAGCTCCAAGCGGTGGCATCGGCGCGCTGGGCCTTGGCACCGCGTTGCTGGGTGGTATCGGTACCTATCAGCAAAGCCAGCAGGGGATGAGGCGGTCGGCCATGGCCGGCCTTGGTGAAGCTGCGGGGGCCTACTGATGGCGCGGTCCGACCTCCCCCTGGGCTCAATCAACCCGGCTGCCAGGCCGGTTTCCGACTTTGTGCGGCCGGCGCAGATACAGCTCGCCGCACCGGTCGCGCCTCCGGGGATGCCGGCGCTGCCCGGGGCCACCCTGCTGCAGGGGCCCGGCATGGCCAGCATCGGCGGCGTCAACCGCAGCCAGCAGCTGGCGGAGGCCTTGGCGCCGTTCTCAAGGAGCCTGACGGCAGTCCTGCAGCAGAGCGCTGAATCTGCGGCTGCATCGGCGGCCCAGCGGGGCCAGCGGCAGGCTTATGACGAGGCCCG